CCGGTCCTGCGGGCCCCTGCGGCCCAGTTTCCCCTTGCGGTCCCGGTTCCCCCTGTGGGCCGGGGTCCCCTTTGGGGCCCTGAGGCCCCGCAGTGCCCTGCGCTGCGGGCACTGGCCCCACATAGGCAATGCGCAGCTCGGCCACGCCATTCCCGTCCGCCGGGCCGCCCCACTGGGCGTTGACCAGCGCCACAGTGTTTTCCCCGTCCGCCTCCGCCTCGAAGTCGCCCGGCTGATAGCCTCCGCTGGCAGTTACCCGGACATAGACTGTTCCATCCACCGCCGGAGCGCCCTTCCGGCACCTTACGTTGATGCACCCTCGCTGGAATACGGAGACTGGTTCTCCCGGGCCGTACCGCCCCTCATTCTGGCTGTAAAACTCGGACGCGGACTTGACCTCCCGGCCGGCCACGCCGATGAACTGGTTTCCAGTGTTTCCAGCCCCCATGGGGATCACCTCGCCCTTCTGCCCCCGTACCAGGGGCATCCCGAAGGGTATGTCCTCCGCTCCGCCCAAAGTGGCGGTGGTGACGATCATATCCGGCTGTCTGGCATAGCTGCCGGAAAAGCCATGGGACATATCCCGGCCAATGGTCTGAGGACGAAGGGGCATCATTCCCCCTCCTTCCCCGCCTTGTGGGGATTACGGGCTGCATAGGCGGCCTGCGCCTCGGCGCAGGCAGTCTCATAGCTGGTGCGCCTGGCCGTGTCGGCGGCCTTCTGTGCGCTGTCCCGGGCGGCCTGAACAATCCCGCTCATCACATCGGGACCCTGGATGGTGGAGAGCAGCGCATCCACCACGCGGGCGCGCTCGGCCCGGTTCTGGATGGCCGCCACAGCGGGGCGCACCTTCTTGAGCAGGGCCACAGCCGCATCCCGTGTACCGGGCTCCATCAACTGGTCCGCCATTTCTTCGGCGGGGATAGTGACCGCCTTCTCCTTCGCCACCGTCTCCTCTCCGGCCAGCTTCTCAATCAGGTCGTCCAGGTCCTCTTCATCGTGGAGGGGGCGCTCTCCCCGGCCTCCCCGGGCCTTCGCCTCCAGCATCTCCAGAATGCGGTCCAGCTTGCTCCCGATGTCGTCGCCCTTGGGGGCGCGCTCCACCATCTCGTCAGAAGCCTGGGCTGCATCACCAGCGGGTTCCGCCTCCGGCGCCTTTGCGGCGGGATCGGCGTCCAGCGCAGTGGCGACCGTACTCACATCGCGGGTCAACTGCTCCAGCTCCTCCGGTGCAGCGTCATTTGCCGCCAGGCCGAAGAACCGGTAGAGCGCCTCTTTGGTCTCTTTTTTCATTCGTTTCAGTCCTTTCTCCGCCTTTCCGGCGGCGTGGTCTTTTATTGCAACACTGTGGCCCGCCCTGCCTCTCGGCACAACCGCCACGTGATTGCCCACCAGGTTTGTCTGCCGGTATCCGTCCAGGTATGGTTCAAACCTGCAATAATAGCCGCAGGAGACCTCCCTCAGCACGCCGCTTTCCACGTCGGAAGCCAGTCCGGGGTCCTTGATAATCAGGTCGGCCACGGTGTTGTCCCCATCCCGGCGCACATGCTCCAGGTGCCCCTTGGAGTAGGAAGCCTGGTTCTCCGCAGCCAGCATCTCCGCCGGGTGCCCCCTGGTGATGTCCTTTCCCTCCAGGCTGGCCAGCGCCGCCGGAGAGAACACGTCCTCCTCCAGGCGGTAGACGGTCACTGGCCGCTCCGGTTCTCCTTCCAGCCCCAGTTCTCCCGCCGTATACATCTGCGTGCCGGTCCGGTTGATCGGCACATCGTAGCAGATCAGGTATCCCTCCGGCGTCTTGACTAGGTGCTCCGAGATGTGGGAGCCATAGTACGCAACCGCCATCAGTCCACCCCCGGCACCATTGCGGCATAGTCCGCGTCCCGGCCGGTCTGCCGGGAGATCAGGGAGGAAATCAGCGCCACATGGTCGGTCTCGTCCTTGTTGATCTCCAGCAGCACCCCCAGATCCTCCCGCGGTGCCAGGGCCATACAGGCCAGATACAGCCGCGTGGCCTCGATCTCCTCGGCCAGCGCCCTTTGCAGCAGTTCCAGATAGGTCATGCCGTCACCTCACTTTGCAAATAAAAAAGGAGCCGGCAGGATTTCTCCTGTCAGCTCCATTCAGCTCTTCCCGCCCACCATTCAGGGCGTGGGAACAATATTCAGTTTCTTGCGGGATACCGTCTGCACCTTGATGGTTCCATCCTTGTCCAGCAGCAACTCCACCCGCAGTCCACGCTTGAGCGCGGCCTCAATGGCCCGTATCACTTGCTCTGTCATTTTCCTTCACTCCAAAATTCCCTGTTCCCTTAGCTGCCGCATGGATTCCCGGTACTTCCTATCCATCTCCTGTTCGGTCGCTTTCCGCTCAATCTCATCATCTGTGATACCATAAACCGTCGCCCAATCTTCGGGAGAATCCCCAATATCGGCATCATAGGCTCCCGGCTCATAGACCTCCACAATTGTGGCGATCCGGCCATCCTTAAGTAAAACAGATTCATATTGCTGATATTTTGCCATTTATATCTTCTCCATATGAGCTGTTACAAAGTGGGTTGTTCCATCCGGTCTGACATTCCAGGCAAGCAGTACATTCGCAGGGCTTCCTTTACGTCCATACAGGACAACCAACTGTTCATAACGCCTTCCATGAACATCCTCCCGTTTGAGTACAGAGGGATACCTTGTTGCTGCATCCAGAATTTCTTCCCGCATCTTTTCCCAGTTGTCTTTATTATAGCCTAAGCGGGACGAAAATGCATCCCCCTTTGGATACCCGTCTCTGCTTTCCGGGTTAAAAAAATACCCTGTAAATTTGGCGTCTGCGGCGCTGGCTTTGTCTGCTCCGGGAAGTGCCCGCTCTGGATGCTCCAAAAGCCCGGCCCTCCTGCGGTAATCCAATCGCCACAGACGGTACCGCTCTCCGTCCTCCCGCTTCTGATGCAGGAAGGTCTCAAATCTCCCGGGCACCCGGTTCCCCAGCGTCACCCGGTAGCGCTCCCACTGGCGGTAATCCGCCAGCCATTGGGCCCGGGCCCGCTCTTTTTTGCGGTAAGCCGCAATCTGGCTCTCCGACCGCGGGTCTCGGCTGAACAGGTTCTTGCGGGGGTTGGAGAAATCCTTTATTTTTTGGATCTCCTCATCTGTCCGGCCCGCCGCCGTCCAGGGCAGCAGCACATGGAGGCAGTTGGGGTGGATGTTGAGCCAGGTGTTGGCCAGTGTGTCCGGCCCCGCCGGGTCTACCTTCCCGAACGCCGCCGCCAGGGGTGGGAAGTCCGGGTCTGTGCCGCTACGGGAGTATACCCGGCCCTCGTAGGGCGCGCACAGCGCACAGGTGGTGCCGTGGCTGGATATCATGTATAGGTCGTGCTCCGGGTCCGCGGTGAGCACCGCCAGCACCTCCGCCTGCCGGGAGGTGGTGCGGGAGACCATCGTGCAGTAAGTATGCAGGCTCCAGTCCCGGCCCGCCTTGTCAGTAAAGGCCCGGACGCCCTCCCGCCGGAGCGCCTGCACAAAGGCGGGCACTGAGGCGTTCACGCCGCGTCCTGCGGCCTGTTGCGCCGCCACCTGTTCCAGCCCCACCCGGCGGTATACATCCGGCTCCACACGGCCAATCAGGGCGGATTGCAGGGTAGCCATCACAGTCATGGAGGCGTCGGTAATCTCCCCCATCAAGTTTGCCGCCAGCCGGTCCACAATGGCATGCTGCTCACCCGTGAGCACGGCCGCGTTGGCGTAGCCTGCGGCGTGCTTGGCCGCCGTCTCCGGCACCTCCAGGGCCTTCCGGGCCTCTGGCACCCGGACATAGAACTGCTTTTCAATCATCTTTGGGACGTATTCCCAGCAGTCTGATTCCATCTGCCGGAGGATGGCCTGCACCCGCTCCAGGGCGGCCACAGCGTGGTAATCCACCAGGCCCTGGGAGCGAAGCCGCCCAATCTCGTTGATGATGGCGGTCTCCGCTCTTAGATAGATGGAGACGAGCGTTTCCAGCTCTTTCTCATTCGGCGCCCGATTCAGCGTTGGCATAGAGTATCACCAGAACTTAGAAAGGACTGTTCCCGCAATCTCACCAGCCGGCCCAAGAAATTCCGTCACTCGCTTCATGGTGGAGTTTTCTTCCAGGTATTCAATGCCCGCAGGAGTGATTTTTAGGCCGCTGGTTTCCTTGAACTGAACAGGGCTCCCAATTCTCCGGACTTCTGCAATCCCCTCGATGTATCCATCTGCCAGCAGATGGGCCAGCATGTAGGTGAAGTATTCCTCGTGGACTGGGAAGTCCTTTGTGTTGGGGGCCAGCAGATTCCAGTCAGGGGCTATATTCTGTTTCAGGCATTTATACAGATAACGCAGGAATTTATTGACTAACACAAAGTAATCGTCTTTCGCCATGCTTATTCCCTCTCGTTGTCTTCCCAAATATCTTCCTGCCCTGGCGGGCAGTCGCCAGTATTATCAGAAAAATAATGATACAGCTCTTGTGTGGTAGCATTCGGATTTCTTTTTATATATTGCATCATTAAATCTTCCACGCCAAATGCTTCTATCGCTTCAACAAACCACTCTAAATCTTCTTCCAAAAAAGATTCAATTCTTGATTCCTCTTCATGGACAAAGGGCCGCAGGGCCGCTATTAACTGATAATGTCCATTCTCCCCCATAATACAAGCGTCACTCCTTCCAGGACTTTTTAACGATCACACTTCCGCTACCATCCGCCTCAAGCCAATACCGCTTGCCCTTATAGCTGACTTGACCTTGTTGTCCCGTTTTGGCTCCCGGATATTTGGTATTGAACTCACCCCGCAGAATACCGAAGGTCTTGGCTGAGACGGTTTTCCCCCGCTTGTTCGCCCTCTTTGACGGCGCGTACTTTGTTTTCCCAATTTTACTATTTCCGCCGCCGCTTGTCCATCTCCCTTTTTTATCCCTTGGCTGGCTGGGCGAATAATCCCATGTCAGCGCGTCCTGCGCGGCCCCCTCAAAAGGGGCGGATATCTCCCCTCCGTACCCCAGCCCTGCCAATGGATCCCGCAGGGCGGTCACATCCTGGTAGGTTTTCCCGGTGTTGGCCGCGATCTCCTCTTCGGAAATACTGTCAAACATCCCGGTCTCGTCCGCCAGCTTCTTGAGCTCCCTCTGAGCCGTGTCCGCCCGGAACAGGCCCGCCTGAAAGGTATCCCGGATGGCCTGGGCCTTTTTCAGCGCGATCTCCGCCACCTCGGCCGCCGTGGGAGTCCACAGGGGCGGGAAAGTGATGTCCAGCCCGTCGGGTACCGCCCCCCAGGCTGACATGGCCAGGACCGGCAGCAGCTTTTCCAGAATGGGCCGAAGCTTGGCCTCCCGCAGCGTGTCCACGTAGTCATAGTAGTTCCGAAGGTCGCTCTCCCCGGTGGCGTTCATCCCCGCCGGGGAGCGTCCGAACAGCTTGGTCACCGGAATCCGGGACGCGCCGGACAGGTCGAGGCACATGGAGTCGTAGACCTCCTGGAGCCCGGTGAAGGTGTACTGGGTATTCTTAATCTGGTCACCCCGGTTGACCAACTGCATGCCGAAATTGGACTTCATCACGCTTTGGGCCTGCATCACATTCCAGAACCGCCTCTGCTGCTCCCCGGACGTAACGGAAAAGAGCTGGTCCAGGTTCTGCACCTCCATGGTGTCCACGTTGGCCCGGAAGGTGAGCGCGGCCATGTTGGCGGCCACGTTGTCATGCTTAACCACATCATTGTATAGGGCCTCCACCTCGGACTCTCCCCAGTACAGCTCCGCCACCCGCTCCAGGAAGGGCAGGTCGCGGCCGGTGAACCGCACCAGCCTTGAGTGGTGCACCTTCGCCACCGTGTTCCCCCTGGCGTCGGTGATGGAGTAATAGGCGGGCACCGGCTCTCCGCCCTCGAATACCAGCTCCATACCGGGTACCACGCCCTGCCAGCGGTCGAGTATGTAAAGCCCTTGGAAGGTACCGGGGTAAATGCTCTCCAGCTCCAGTGGCTGGCCCAGCATCCCCTCCTGTCCGCGGATCATGATAAGTCCGGCGGCGCCTCCGTACAGCCTGCCCCACCGCAGTCCCTCGTTGACCCGCTCCCGGAGCGCCGTCACGCGCTGAACGCGATCCAGTTCCTTCAGGTGCTCCGGCCCCACCGCTCCGGCGGGAGCGAACCACTTCTTTGTCATGTCGTCCGGGATGATGCCCACCACGTTCTGTACTACCCAGTTGTCCCGGTAGAGGGAGTTGAGCAGGGCGTAGTTGTCCGTCATCCGGGTCAGCGGATACTCTGTGGCCTCCAGCGGCGACTGGGAGCCATAGCCCAGCCGGAACAGCGGGTTGGAAAATGCGTCTTGTACGCTCACCGCCTCGGTATTTGGTTGTGCGCCCCTGGGGCGGCTTTTATTGCGTCTGGACACTTACTCGAACCTCCAGTCCGGCAGTGAATTGATGTAATAGCGCAGGGCGTCCGGCCCGTGGTCCCGCTCCTTCAGGGGCTTCTCATCCCCCCGCTGGCCCGCCTTCTCGTCCCACAAATAGGTGCCCAGTTCGTCCAGCAGGCCGGCACAGGCTTCACTGACCAGAATTTTTCTGCGGTGAAACAGGCTTCCGGTCTTGCGTATGCCGTCCAGCACCTCATTTTCCGCAGGGATGACATACACCCCCCGCCGCCTCAGTTCCTCGATAAACGAGGCCGCCGAGGGATCTACGATCACCGCGCACCATTCCCTGCCCAGAAAGTCCAGAAGGTCGTCGGCATACTCCTGGTCGGTCTTCTGCCGGCGCTCCTTCCGGCTGTCCCAGCGGTACTCCCTGTCCACCCGGATCACTCCATCGTGGTCATAGATGTCCAGAAACACCGTAGGGTTGGCGGTACCGTAGTCACAGGCCACGGTTCTCTGGGAAACCCATTCCAGATCCACCGGGCGTTCCTGCGTCCGGTAGACATTCTCTGTCTGGTCAAACATGTCGTAGATAAGCCCCTCCGACATGACCCACAGGCCCAGAATGTACCGCTGGTAGAACACCCCGGCATAATACATGCTCCGGTATCTGGCCCGGGTGGCCTCGTCCAGCGCCGGGTTGTCCTCCATGGTGAAGTGCAGATGGAGGGCCTTGTGCTCCTCCGCCTTTAGAATCCACTCCTGCCGGAACCAGTGCTGCGGCCCCTCCGGGTTGCAGTTGAACCATAGCTTTGCCCCTGTCACGGAGCACCGGGCCATGGCCTGTTCCACAAAAGAGCGGGGCATCAGGGCCACCTCGTCCAGCAAAACCCCCGCCAGGGTGATACCCTGAATCAGCGTGTAGGAGCTCTCGTCCTTGCCGCCGAACAGGTAGAAGCGGTTCTCCCGCACCCCACGCCGGGCCGTAATTACATGGCCGGAGCGGCTGTAGGAAATGGTGAAGTTCTGCCGCAAATACTGCACCGCCAGAAGCGGCGTCACAATGTTGCGCTCCACCGCCCCTACCGACTTCCCACAGAGTGCAAACGCGCAGCCGTTGAAACGTCCCATTGCCCACAGGAAGAAGGACAACGACATGACTGAGGTTTTTCCCGACCGCACCGCGCCGTCACAGATGAGCGCATCATAGCACTGGTATGGGAAACGCAGAATCTCCCTCTGCTTTTCAGAGAAGCCCATTTCCCATCTCCTCTTTCAGCGACGCGGTGATCGGATCGTCGTCCATGTCCTGCATACCGCCGGCGCCCGCCGCCCCCTGCTCTCCCAACAAGTCAAACAGCACCTTTGCCGCCTTCGCGTCGCCCTTGGCCGCCTTTAGGGTCAGGCCCGCAATCACCGCCATCTGGTTATCCACATCCTCCGGTTCTACGCCGTCACGGGCCAGCTTGTTCCATGCCCGCTTGTCCGCCACCGGGAGAGAGAGGTACAGGTCTGCCGCTTCTCTCAGGCTACGCTTTCGCCGCCGTGACGCGCCGGATGCACGACCACCTTCACGCCCGAGTTCTCTCGCTTCGCTCTGGCTTCGCTGATCCATCGGTATAAGATTCTGTTCATTCGGCATGTCACCACCTCTCGGTCGTTTTTTGGTGCCACCGCCTACCTCGTGCAGTAAGCAGCAGCGTAGGGGCCCGATATTGCCGCCTCGGTGCCGGGCGGTAGAAAAGGAGGCGCAGAGGTATACACCTCCACGCCTCCATCCTACATCAAGTGTTTGGCTTTTGTGGTTATTCTTTTAGTCCAGTAACCCGCGTTTCTGCGCTACCAACATCAGGAATGACCGTTGCCACCGCTTCGCGGTCTCGTACCCGCATGGCACCTCTAGCGCCGCTCCCTGAAGTGTGTGGGTCTTGCGGAAAAACACCATGCCGATCACGGCAAGACGGCTTTGCCCCTCTGGCATCTGCTCCGTCTGAGCTATCGCAGATGTAACCGCCGCGGCTTCGGCTTCTGTTGTGTAGTCAGGGTACCGCCGAAGGATTTCCCGGACATAGCCCCACCACGGATATTTGGGTCTGCTCATGCTTCCCTCGCTTTCTGAATCCTGGCCTTCAGCGCCTGCATCAACGCCTCCTGTGTATCCCCCTTGTCATGCAGGGCCGCCACCACAGCCATGTCCATGCCACCCTGCACCACCAAGTGGTGCGCAATGACCGGGTGCTGCTGCCCCTGCCGGCGCAGCCGGGCGTTCGCCTGCTGGTAAAGCTCCAGCGCCCAGTTGGGATAGCCGTACCACACGATATGGTGGCCCCCTGCCTGGAGGTTGAGGCCATAACCGCAGGAGGCCGGGTGGGCCAGTAACAGGTCAACCTGTCCAGCGTTCCACGCCTGCGCGTCCTCTGCCCCGTGATATACCCGTACCCGCAGGCCAGAGCCCTTCAACGCCTCCGCCAGCCGGTCCCGCTCATGCTGGAACCAGTAGAACACCAGGGCGTGCTCCCCGTGAAGCTGTTCCACCACCTCCAGAAAAGCGTCCAGCTTGCAGGCATGGATCTCGACGGCCTGGCCGTCCTCGTCATAGACCGCCCCGCTGCACAGTTGCAGTAGCTTCCCGTTCAGCACCGCGGCAGATTGGGCCGTAATTGTGGCCTCATCCACTTGCAGCAGCATGTCCCGCTCCAGTTTGTCATAGGCCCGCTTTGCTTTGGCGTCCAGCACAACGGGGACAATGTCCTCGGTATAGTCCGGCAAGGTCAGATAGTCCTCTGCCTTCATGCTCACGCAGATGTCGGAGATGGCCTCCCGGATACGGCGGTCGGCCCCGTCTTGTGGGCTGTAAGTACGATACTGCTGGCCGGGATAGGCCCGGTCCTCGGTGAAAAACGCCTCCCGGTAGCTGGAAATGGTCTTGCCCAGCCGGGCGCCGCCGTCCAGCAAGTACACCTGGGCCCACAGATCCTCCAGCCCGTTGGGGGACGGGGTGCCGGTCAGCTCCACCAGCCGGGCGATCCGGGGGCGCACCAGCTTCAATGCTTTGAACCGCTTGCTCTGGGCGTTCTTGAAGCTGCTGCTTTCATCCAGCACCACCATGTCGAAGGGCCAGCCGTTACGGTAGTAGTCCACCAGCCAGGGCACATTCTCACGATTGATGACCCAAATGTCTCCAGGGGCGTTCAGCGCCTGGATGCGCTTCTGCGCGCTGCCCAGCACCGGGATGATACGCAGGTGCTTCAGATGATCCCATTGGGCCGCCTCGGCGTTCCATGTCGCCTCCGCCACCTTCTTGGGCGCCACCACCAGGCACCGGGCCACCGCCCAGCGGTTGAAATGCAGCTCGTTAATCGCCGTCAGGGTAATCACCGTCTTGCCTCAACCGAGGCCCATCTCCAGGAAAAGCCCCAGGGCCGGGTCGGCCACCACGCGGTCAATCGCGTATTTCTGGTACTCATGCGGGATGAACTTCATTGGGCATCACCTCCTTCCAGCCGATTACAGCACTCCTCCAGAAACCGGGCGACCCCGGTCTCGCTTTTTACTTCGCAGGCGTCCGCCCCCAGCCGGCGGAGCCGGGCCAG